ACGGTTTCTTTATTTCTTCCGATCATACATAAATAACTTACACATCTTGCATCAATATTATCGATTGAAGCTTCACTTACACCATTTGTAACTTCGAATCTTCTAGATAATCTCATAAAATCAGGACAACATTCATAACAACCAGTACTGTTTCTGTAGACTGTCATCCTCAAGAAATTACCACTTATTTTTGACACTTTTGGTTTGCTAACCATGTTAAAATGTCTAGCGCTATTTAATGATACCATTTCTTTAGTCACAATGCCTGGTTTTACTAACATTATATTATCGTCACCTAGCACTAACATTAGCTTTAAATTTGAACCAAGCCTTTCTACTAATTTTCTTTTTACGCTTAAATTAGTAATTACGTTTCCCAATGCCGTGGTAGCTTGGCCTGTATGTCTCATTGATTGACCGGTAAATTTTGTGCCAACTCCTTTTGCATACCATCTTTTTCCGGATCCACCATGTACTTTCCTCCACATTTCTACTAAATCTTCACTTACACCCAAAATTTTGTAAATTTCCATTTCTGTGTTAATTATCGTTTCATCAGTTTGTCTATCTTGTTTACTTAGATCATCTTCTACTAACTCACAATCAACAGATACATTTTTTAATAGACCACTAATTTCTTCAGCAGTGTAGCCATCTACATAAATTACATCATTTCTCATACAATCCTTTAAAACATCCTTTGCTTCTTTAAACGCTGGTGAAAATAATGCCGTTATACCTTTTCTTTGCCACATAATTAATCTTACTTTTTGATCAACTATTGCATCTGGCATATCTATATCTCCTGTCAAAGCTGCCATTACTACGTCTTTCATCCTACTTTCCAATTTCATATGTACATTTACTTTTGTTAAACCAGTTACACTTAATTGACTACTTAGCACTTCATCTATTTCTTTAGCTATTTTCAAACTATCAGGTCTTTCTTTTAACCAATCAACTATCGCTTCATAATCAAATCCAATTTTTTGATTTGATTCTGGTTGTTTAACGAAATAAGTTTTGCAAAATAACTTCGCATCTTCTCTATAATCATGCTGCACTGTTCTCAAAGTTAATTGACCGCCGTACAAATCTGACACAGCTGATATTCCTGCACCGTATCTTTTCGTATACGCTGGTTGAGAATATATTGGGTATTTTACCAATGTGTATTTGTCTACTGTACCTAATTTGCCAAATTGCTCTCTCCATTTTAAATTAATGTTATGGTTTGGTAAAGGTATGCATGTGTCTAATAAACCAGTTTCATCGTCCCAATAATTCATAACGTGTGGTGGACATATTTCTTCAAATATATCTCCGCTAATTGC